GGCCTTGCTTTCTCGATGCGTCAAACCAAAGAGATTGTTGGTGCCAACGTGTACAACCGCGCGTTTAACAGCGCGTTTGTTGGTGGAGACGGTGTTTCGTTGCTGAACGCCAACCATCCGACGTTTGCTGGTGGAACGTTCTCGAACATTTTGGGAACGCCTTCCGATTTGTCGGAAGCTGCTTTGGAACAAGCGTGTATTGACATTGCAGGCTTTACCAACGATCGTGGACTGCTGATTGCTGTCCGTCCGAAGACTCTGGTTATTCCTCGCCAACTGATGTTTGAAGCCAAGCGTATTTTGCATACGGAAGGTCGAGTTGGTAGCGATTTGAATGATCTGAACGCTCTGAAGAACATGGGTCTGATTCCTGAGACTGTGGTTAACCACTATCTGACGGACGTGGATGCTTGGTTTATTCGTACTGACGTTCCTCACGGAATGAAGTATTTTGAGCGTCGTGGTGACAGCTTCGACATGGACAACGATTTTGATACAGAAAATGCGAAGTATAAGGCTACTGCCCGTTATAGCTTCGGATGGACTGATTCTCGTGGTCTGTACGGTTCGCCGGGTGCTTAAAGACACGGGGCTCGAAAGAGCCCCTCTTTAAAAGGAAACAATATGTCTCTGAATCTACCGGACCTTCAAGTTACTGCAACAAGTAACATTAAATCTTGCTACAAAAAGATTGTTCGACTGAATCACACCAATTTTACTACAGGCTCGGGCACGGCCCGCGTTGAAGCCGTGCTTCCCGCAGACGCTTCTATGACAGCAATTCGTTTTGTCAAAACTGTAGAACTCTCTGGTGGTGGTATTACAGCGGCAACTCTTTCTATTGGAATTCCAGGACAGGCTACACGGTTTGTAAACGCAACAAACGTTTTGTCTGCTGGTGTTGGGGCACAAGTGTACCCAACAGTTGCAAACATTTTCCAATTGAATAACCTTCCTCTTGGTTCTGACATTACTCTTCTGTTTACAGGAGTAGCTACTACAGGAAATCCAACGGCTGGTGAAATTTTCGTAGAAATCGAATACGTTCGATAACTTCGGAGGGGTGGTGAGCCCCTCCTTTCTCTTGGGGAGAAATTATGGCTAATGTGTGGGTTAAAAGCGGTACTGTCCGCAATATGTTTGCAGGAGCTGGAACAACAACTACTGGTGCAAGCAATGGAATTTACAAAGACAGCCCAAAGGCTTCTTTTCAAGCAGTGGTTTCTGGCTCTGGCGCCGTAACTGCTACTATTGATATTCAATACTCTAATGATGGTGCTAACTGGTGTGCTACACCAGGAGGCACTATTACTCTTTCTGGAACTGACGTAGATTCTGACGGTTTTACTTCCGATTCTCCATGGAAGTTTGCGCGTGCTAATGTCACAGCACTTACCGGAACCAATGCCGTTGTTCAAGTTTTTGTAGGGGTGTAAAATGGCTGTTACTACTAATACAGAAATTAACGGTGCTGGGTTTTTCTCTGGCGGAGGTGGGGGTGGAACAGGGCCTCAAGGACCGGCAGGGCCTCAAGGACCGGCAGGGCCTGCTGGAGCTGACGGGGCAGATGGAAAGCCTCTTCGTGCTTTGGATTTTCTTGGTTCTAAGTTGCGTGGACAACATACAAATGATGTGGTTCCTGGCACACCGATGACGCAACAGTATGTCGATTTATTTGCAAGAAGTAGGTCAAATGTTTCCAGGCGTTTTATGCGTCCATTGTCTACTTCTGTTGGAGCCGCTTACTCTTTCCCTGCTGGTGCTTTTACAGCATTGGAAGCAGACCTTGTAAAATACGCAGCTATTGGTTGTCGCACAGTTCTTTGTTTGTCTCCTGGCGGTGCGGGTCGTGACGACGCAACTAACTCTGCTTTTTGGGCAAATGATGCAAACGGAATTGCTGCAAGAGCTTCTCACGTAGCCGCTTGTGCTTCTTTTGCACAAGCTTTTTCTGGAGATATTCGTATTGCGGCTGTCTCTGTTTTGAACGAGCCTATTGACAACACTGCTCCTACTGACCCAGCCCGTACTGAGTTGTTTTTACAACATCAAGAAGCTTGTTTTGCAGCTATGGTGGCAGAATGGCCAGATATGGTGTGTATGGTCACTTGTGGGTGGAATGGGGGGCCTGGTGGATATTCGCAGATGAGGTTGATTAATCAACCCAATGCGGTTTATGAATTTCATTTTTACCAGCCTTATGTAATTACCCATGCTAATGTTGCGGGACAACAAGCATACTCAGGTACTTACCCAAGCACTGCTCCATTAGCAATTGAAACTATTGCGGGGTATGATACAAACCTAACAACCCCCGCTTTGGCCAACATTAGTCGCATGCGTCAAGTGGATATGCTTGCCCCTATTGAGTTTAGCCGAAAACATGGAGTTCCTATGTTTGTGGGCGAATTTACGTGTACTATGATGACCCCGCAGAGCGTTGCTGTTCGTTGGATAGAAGATGCTATTACTGTTTTTGAAGAGAATGGGTTTAGTTGGAATCAATTTGGTTTTTGGTTTCCAAGTAATCCTTGGGCTTGTTTTGAACTTCCAAATAGTACAGCATTGATTGACTTTAATAATGGGACTACAAGTGGACAAGCGGCTTTGAACACTTTTACTGGTGGTGCTATTTCTGGCCGTACCCCGTTTGCTGTAGTTACAAAATGGACATCTAAAAACAACCTATATGAAACTGTTTCCCCTTCTATTTTAACTCCCCCTCTTTTACTACAGGAAAGTTTTGAAACTAATCCACCTTCTCGACTGGGTAACATCTATTTCGTGACAGCCGGCGCTACTGTAGACAGGTTCAGTAACCAGAATCCTAGGACAGGGGCTCGTCACGCTCGTTTTACGCATGTGTCTGGCTCCAATCAAGCGGCTCTTTTGAACCTCAACGACAATGGTTTGGGAAAGCAGTACAACTCTTACTCGTTTTCGGCATGGTACAACGTTGATCTTGCTGTAAATAGTGCAGATAGTTTGTGCATTTTGGAATTGAGTCCTTTTGGCGAGGGTTCCGGGGCGTACATTCGTCTTTGGCATGTAGAAAACGTGGGTTGGCGTCTTGAGATTTGGAAAGGCTCAGGAGATTTTGGAAATCGCCCATTTATTCCTATTGATGGGTTTACTCTTTCTCCTAAAGTTTACAGAAAAGTTCAAGTAGACTGGCAGCAAGGTGTGTTTAATGGACGAGTCCGGGTGTTTTTAGACGACGTACAGTTAATTGACATCAACGGCATTTCTACAGCAACTGGAACAAATGACCACTTGTGGAATCCGTGGTATGGCATGCAATTTAGTAACCGTATTGGGCAAATTGTTGACGTGGACGATGTTCAGTTTACTGGTAGAAATGTTTCTGGAACATTTTAATGTATGAAAGCTCTAGATGACAGAAATGCAATTTGTAAATTGGGCTATTCTAGCTGCTTTTGGTATTGCGGGGTTCTTTATGAAACGCACTATTGATTCTGTAGAAAAGCGCCTAGAGGATATGAAGAAAGAAAATATTCACATCCGTCAAAACTATCTTCTCAAAGAAGACTTTCGTGAGTTTAAAACAGAACTTCGTGGAATGTTTGAAGAAATTAAAACGGACATCAAGTCTTTACAAAGGAAGCAATAATGGCATATAAACCCGGAAAATGGTGGGCGCATTGTGATGTTTGTGGTTTTAAATATTACAATGATGAACTCCGGGAACGCTGGGATGGGTTAATGGTTTGTAAACACGATTATGAACCAGACCATCCCCAGAAGTTTCTCCGGGTGCCTTCTGATAAAATTTCTGTTCCTTGGGTTCGCCGGCAAGTCCCAGTATTTGTCAATCAATGTTCTATTGTAACATCTTCGGCATATGCTGATATGGGAACTGCTGACTGTGCCAGAGCAGACAACACAACGTTTACATATGAGTTTCTTTTAGGACAACAATAATGGCTACTTCCAACAATACTACTTGGGAACTTAATGTCCAAGATATGATTTACCGGGCATACGCCAAAATTGGAATTCCTGGTGAAGGAAACATTTTAAACAATCAACAAATAAATGATGGTCTACAAGCTCTAAACTCCATTGTAGCTTTGGCTGTTACAGATGGGATGTCTTTGTGGAAAAGGGAAACTATTGAACTTACCCCATCTGCTACCAATCAAGTATACAACATCCCCTCTGCTGTTAAAATTGCAGAAGTGTTTGTTGTAGACATTAGTGGTACTAGCTGGAAGATTAACAACAAAAGTTTGTACGACTTTAATACTCTTCCTGGGGGAGTAGTGAGTGTCCCGGTTCATTGGACTTTTCAACCAAAACTCCAAGATGGTACTTTAAGCTTGTGGCCACATACTAGCGATGCTGGTACAATTCTTACAAAAAAAGTAAAAGTGGTATATCAAAAAGAATTTGATGGTGCTTTTACTTTGTTTGAAACTCTAGATTTTCCGGCATATTGGTCTCTGGCTCTTATTTATCAAACTGCTGTACTCCTTGCCCCGGAGCACGGGGTTCCCCTGGAAGATCGAAAACTTCTCACAGTAGAGGCAGATAAATACTGGGCACAAGCCTCTAGCTATGGCGACGAGGATGGTAGTTTGTATGTACAACCCAATCGTAGAATGAAATAATGGCTTACACCAATTCCCCACAATTTCAAACTTATAGAACAGAAGTAGTGCCTTTTGTAGGCAATGCTTACTATCGTTCTGGTGATTTGTCTGTCAACCGGGATATGCAAGTTATTAACATGTTCTATGACAGGATTGGGAGAATGGACCAGAAGGCAGAGCTTCGTTTACAAAAACGACCGGGGCTTTCCGCAACAAATTACTCCTTGACTAAATCGAGTAATTCTGCTATAATCAGGGGTAGTTTTTACGACGTAGATCAAAATGCTTTTTATTGGGCAGTAGATAATCAAGTGTTCTCTGTTAGGCCTGACGTAGGGCCTGCTGTACGAACTGTAACATCTTTGCTTAGTTCTTCTGGGTATGTTGGGTTTTGCTCTTACATTAAAGGGGACAACACCCGGTTTGTTTGTATTGCTACTGGAAACGAGTTTTTTGTGGACAACTACGCTACAAACACTTGTACTAAAGTAACAGACCCCGATCTACCTATCCCACACCAACCATATCCCATTTACATCGACGGATATATCCTTTTAATTAAAAAGGACACTGGGGACATTTATAACAGTGTAGTAGACAACCCACTGTCTTGGGTTTCTGACAATTTTATTTCAGCAGAAATAAGTTCAGACTTTGCTTTACGGCTGTTT